GGTTGAGGAGTTTGACGGCGTTGATGAGGGAGGATTACTTCAGTAATGTTTGTACAGATGCCTTTGCCGACGGTTGACGAGATGGAAGAACTACGCATCCGTCTGATACTGGAGAAACTGCAGAAAGAACAGGAGAAGAAAGATGAAACTGATAGAATTCGACGGACTGGAGTTCAAGATAGCAGATGAGGCTCTTCTTGTTCGTCCCATACGTGAGATGTTCGAGAAGGACAAGTCCAAGAAGAAGGAGGAGTTCTGGAAGCAGATTTCCTACTTGTGGTTCATGTGCGACCCGAGAAGTACGTACCAGTATCTCACGGATGATATCAGCCGCTCTCTTGAGATTAAGGCGCAGGAAGGACTTGGTGTTGACTGGGAGCCTTCTGACTTACTCAAGGAAGCTATGGAGATATACCGCAAGCATACTGTTACAACGTCTTCGCTTCTTCTTGAGGGTATGCGCAAAGGTATAGACAACCTTCGCACTTTTCTTACAACGATGGACCTCAACGCTACGGACAGAAGTGGAAGGCCAATCTATCAGGTATCAACAATGACAAGTGCGCTCAAGCAAGTACCAGACCTTGCCAAGGCTCTTGTGGAAGCAGAGAAGTCGCTTGCTAAAGATTTTGCAACAGACGATAGCGCACGAGGAAGTGCGGTCAAAGCAGTAGGAGAAGACTTGTAATGGGAGTTATAATACCGACCAATTCTTACCAGACGCCAATAACAGAGGAGCTGCTTAAGCAGTATCCAGACGAAGTCCAGGAGCAATTCTTGGACTTCATTGATACTGTGCCACTACTCAAATGGATGATAGGGGAGAGACCAAGAGCTAAGGACTTGCCCAGGGACAAACGGGGGAGGATTATAGTTGATATCACTCATCCTCATATTCTGGAGGATATGGACTACTTCCGTCCAGCAGCGAAGTTCTATGAAGAGAACGGGTGCTATTCTCTGCTCAAGCCTAACGCCAACCCTAATAGCGAATACGGAAAATGGTTCAATGAAGAAGTAAGACGATGCCGCGACGGATACGTGCGTGAATCTGACGGAGAATGGGTGACAGGGCAGATGTACTGGTATATGAACTACTGCCAGATTATGCTCAACCGCCGCTCCGAAACCTCAGGAATCTATCTTCGCGTGGAGGAGTTTCCAGACTTTTGGGAGGGGATATACTACCGTTTCCACTACTGGGACCAGGCCAGAAAGTCCGGTAAGCATTGTATGGAACTAGCACGCCGTGGCTGTTCCAAGTCCTTTACGCTGGCAAGTGCTATGTCCCACAACCTTATTCTTGGAGAGAACAGTGAGAATAGGAGGCGTGTTGCAACTATTCTTACCGCCTTTACCAAGGAATATCTTGCAGAAAAGGACGGAACCCTTACGAAGTTCACGCCTATGGTTGACTTCTGTGCCGAGCATACGGAGTTTCCGCGTCTTATGGTCAAGCGTTCAAACACGGAGATGATATGGCAGATGGGTTATAAGAACACCAACGGCAACACGAAGGGTTCCCTAAACTCAGTTATGGCAGTATCCGTGAAGGATGATGAAGGTAAGATTCGAGGTAAGCGAGGATTCATCTTCTTCGAGGAGATGGGAAACTACAAGAACTTCAAGGAGGTGTGGGACAACGTGCGAGACTCTGTCAAGGAAGGAAACAACGTGTTCGCCCAGCTAGTAGCCGTAGGTACTGCTGGTGATAAGGAGTCGGACTTCTCCGGCATCAAGACAATCTTGTACAATCCGGACGCATATGAAGTATACGCGCTTGAGAATGTATACGACAGACGAGGTAAGGGCACCCAGAAATTCTCCTACTTCTTTCCGTCCTATATCTCAAGAGCAGGATGTATGGACAAGGATGGAAACTCTGATGTCGTCAAGGCTATGCTTGAGATTCTTCTTGAGAGGTATGTTGTAAAGCAGGGAGGAGATGCAGCTTCGCTTCTCAAGCGTATAGCACAGATGCCAATCACGCCAGCAGAGGCTATTCTTAAGGTGCAATCCAACTTCTTTCCAGTTGTTATGCTTAATGAGCGCCTGCGCCAGATTGATACAGACCCGAGGGCATACGATGATATCTACGTAGGAACGCTTGTAGATGTTGGAGGTAAGGTTGAGTTCAGGACTACGGATGACATTCCTATCAGGAAATGGCCCGTGGATAACACGGAGCAGGGCGCACTTGAAATCTATGAGATGCCCACGTCTGGAGAGATACCGCCAAACAGGTATATTATAGGGGTTGACCCCGTTGACAATGACCAAGCAGAGTCAACATCGTTGTTCTCCTGTTTCGTATTCGACCTGTTCACAGACAGCATAGTGGCGGAATATACTGGGCGTAAGCCGTTCGCCAACGATAACTATGAGCTTGTAAGGCTTCTGTGTATCTTCTACAATGCGTCGTGTCTGTACGAAAGCAATAAGAAGGGTCTGTTCTCCTACTTCGGAACAAAGCGCTGTACGTGGATGCTTGCTGACTGTCCAGAGTATCTGAGAGAACGCCAGCTTGTAAAGTATTCTATGTTCGGAAGCGCATTGAAGGGAGTTACAGTAAATGCATCTGTGAATATGTTTGCAAATGGACTTATCAAGGATTGGCTCAACAAGCCGTTCCTTACCGAGACAAAGGACGAGAAAGGCGAATCTCATACCGAGGAAATACCGCAGCTGTACAGGCTTCGTAACAGGGCACTCATTCAAGAGCTCATATCATACGCGCCTGAAGTCAATACTGACCGCGTATCGGCACTCGCACAGGTAATGCTATACCGTGAGCATTTCATAGTGCTTTACGGCGGTTCTCCCAGCTCAGAACAGTACGATTCTACGGATGATTCTGACGATGAATTCTTCGACAGGGGTTGGAAGCAGTATATGGACAAACTTGGTCCTGAATATAAATCTCCTTTCGAGCAGTAAGCGTTTCACTTTTTGCTGTAATCCGAGCCGAATCTTTCGTTAGATTCGCCACAGTTAACTGTATAATTGTATGGATTATAGCGTAGCATTCCCAAGACAGATGCTGTCATTCAAGGCCAAGGGCAAGGAATGGCGTCGCGCATGTATTGATTGGGGGGCGAATAAGACATATTTCAACTTCTCTCCCGTGAGGAAGGATGTTGTTCATATGAAGATTAACTATGACCTTCTGAACGGCATCATCCATATGGAAGATATAGCTGCAATCCTGAACCCCGGAGACATTGCAACGGCATTTCTTCCGGAGAAGATTCAGCACTATCCTATCATCAATTCCAAGATTTTCACTCTCCGTGGCGAAGAAGCCGCAAGGGTGTTCGATTGGAAAGTCATTGTCACAAATCCGTATTCGGTATCACAGATAGAGGATGAGAAGAAGCAGCAGCTTTTCTCGCTTGTACAGGATATTGTACAAGACCAGAGCATTGACGATGCACAGGCAGAGAAGCAGCTCCAGGAGGGGCAGGAATACTTTGATTACAACTGGCAGGATTTACGTGAGATAAGGGCTAACGAGCTTCTCCGCCACTACTCACTCGAACAGAACTTCAAGAAGACCTTCAATGAGGGGTTCGTTGATGCCTGCGCTGCCGGTGCCGAGATATACCAGTGCAGTATAGTTGGTGGCGAGCCTGTTCTCTCGAAGCTGAATCCTATGAAGATTCGTTGCTTCGGTACTGGTTATTCCAACCACGTTGAGGATTCTGATGTTATCGTATACGAGGATTACTGGTCCAGAGGACGAGTCGTTGATACATTCTATGATGAGCTTTCGGAGAAAGACGTGAAGTGGCTAACAGATGAAGTTCCCGAGTTCGGCGGCAATGGCCCCACTGGTCCTGCTGGAAACTACGACGAATCCTATCCGTTCATCAGTTCCAACGCATTCTTCGGTGAGGACGGCATCAATCTTAACGGAAGCAACGTTGACTTCGTATACGATGCATTCCCCGAACTTGGTGGTGCACTTGGCTCCAATCTCCTTCCTTACGATGTCGTAGGTAATGTGCGCGTAATCCGTGTGTGGTGGAAGTCACGCAGGAAGATACTCAAGGTAAAATCCTTCAATCCACTCACCGGAGAAGAAGAGTTCGACTTCTATCCTGAGAC